TCTTTTCGTAAACCACGTTACATGTTCCAAAAATATACAGTGAAAGGGAAAGACAAAAGGAAGGCTATAGCAAGCGCTCCCAATAAATCATAAAGAATACTTTTCATATTATGCTACTTTCTTAATTAGTCCGTGCTCCATTGTCACCTGTGCAAACCACTTGCGCGAAGGGCTAGAATCAGCCACCGGGAAGCTTCCATTTTCCTTGAATTCAAGGCCAAACCTGGATGTTTCATTGTAACGCAAGGGCTTGCCAATACTTTCCTTGAGCGCCTTTTTGCTGGTGTAGTGTGCTTGTATCATTTTGTTCCTTTTTAAGCGGCCCAATGCAGGCCTGTAAACCCTCAATTAAGGGCTTACAGAATGCATTGTAGGCTAGTGTATAGCTATTGCAATAGTAATGCCTTTTAAGCTTTGCATACCGCATGCATGCCCTTTACCGGTGCACTTTCCGCATGCGCCGGGGCATGGGAATATTTTAGTGGCGCCCATGGCGGCGCGAATGGCCCGGTTTGTCTCAATCGTACCATGGTCAGAGCCCTTAACTTTACGGCCGATAGACACCGCTATAAACTCCCCACGTGTGATAGGCAAAGCCCGTACATATTCCACCATGGCGGCGCTAGCATTATGCCCGCTAGAAATGTTTAATTGGTAATTTTTGGGCCATTGTCCACCGATAGCATCATAGCCCAGCAAAGCGGCGAAGCTTTTCGAATAACCGTATGCATTGATATCGGGGCGCGTCATAAGGGTTTGCATCCAAAAGGCCACGTCATCGCCATGGGCAAAATCACCGTCAACGTATAGACGAAAATCAGCGCCATGGGGAAGGGTTTGGAAAGCGCTTAAAATTGTATGCTTGGCAAAGCGCATTAGAAATGCATTCTGAATCATACGGGCAAATGCTGCAGGGTATCGCCAAGCGCGGAAAGAGTAGCAAAATATAAGACAATCACCCGCGCCGGGACAGGTAACACCGGGCAAACTAGAAAAGGCGACAATTGTTTTTCCGAGCTTTTCATTACCGGAAAGCGCGAATATGCTATAGCATGCGTCGCCAGTGGCGAACACGTGGGCAAGCTTTGCAAAGTTTGTCTTCCAGCCGATTGTCTGGAATAGCGGGCTATGCTGCAGGGCCGCCAGAGCAGCACCTATGTCAGCGCGTGAGCCCGTTTGCACAGCTATAGATAGTGTTTGCAGAGCGGCGAATTTTGGTGCAGTGGAAAAGCTTTTTGTTTGCATGTAAGTTACCTACTTAAGTTGCCTTGCGAAATGCTTGGCATGTGCTTATTGTATAGCACTTTTCTACAATTGTGCAACTATTTTCTAGGGGTTTACCCTTGGGTGTACATCATAGGCTAACGTCATAGTGTACGGCATAGGCACCCGCTTCGACCCTCACTCACAAGTAAATGCGAATGATTCTCATTAGCCTTTGGAGTTACACACTAGCAACTTCCGTGCCATGTAAGCTTGCTATCAAAATCATAGCACTTCTGTGGACAACCTGTGGATAACTTCTGCCTGAGCTTTGGTGAGCTTTGGTGAGCTTTGAGGGGGGGGAGGGGCACTGGAGGCAGGGAAACTTTTACAGGAGCCTCTAGAGCTTACAAAAAAGAGAAATAGACAAAAAAGAACTTAAAAGAACTTAAGAGAAGTTAACGTAAGTACATGATAAATAAAGACAAATAAACTATAATGCCTTCTGTGCAAAATGCACTCCCTAGAAGGGGAACACTAGAGGCACAGAGTCAAGAACATTCTTTACTTTTTTACTAAATAACACTTGACAAAGTAAGAAACATGTGCTACAATGTTGTCTTTAACTTTAGGAACTCTTATGCCTTTTCATAGTAAAATTACTGCTGAACAAAAACAAAACCTGTTTCAATGGGCCTCTGAAGGCGTATCAATTACAGAAATTGTTAAACGTCTTGATGGAGCTATTTCTAAGCAACGTGTACATCAGCTTTGTACTAAAGCAAACATTTCATCAATGGCTATTCGTAAAGAAAAGAATGATAAAGAACAACATCTAAAAATGTCAGCTAAGTGGGGAGAGCAATGGAAAGATAAGGAATGGAGAGCTTCAGCGTTGTTCCAAGCCATGAAAGAGAAGTTTAAGCATAAGCGTCAAGCAGCTATGTACAGCAAGCATGAATGGGCTTTGTCCTTCAATGACCTTGAATGGCCTTTGGTTTGTCCTGTCCTTGGTTTAGAACTTGACTACTTTTGTCCTTCACGTACAGAAAGCAGTGTGTCTTTTGACCGTATTGACAACAACAAGGGCTACATCAAAGGCAATGTTGTCGTTATGTCGTGGAGAGCAAACCGCATCAAAAACGATGGAACAGCTGATGAACATCAAAAAATAGCAGATTTCTTAACTATTTTTACGTCTACTGCTTGCAAGTCAAGTAGTTTGTGTGGTACAATAGTACTCTAGAGACAAAGAAGTTCACTAAGGATGTATTTCTTTAATGCCTCTAATGTTTAACAAATTATGTTTAAACATAAATAATTAAACTTTAGTGGCTTTAATGTACATTAAGCCTTTAATGGAAAAGCTAAAGCTTTTGTCTTCCTGAAAGGAAAAAAGACAAATGGAAACAGAACAACAAACAAACATTGGTTTGTCTTCCCCTACTAAAACAAGGGGTTCACTAGAACCAAAGATGCGAGGCAAGGGGCGTCCTCCAAAGGCCGACCTCGTAGCAGTAAAGAATAGAACCAAGGGAAAAATAGGTAGACCCGTTGGAGATGCAGGACGAATAGAAGAATTTAAACAAAGGCTTCTTGCCACTGGCGGAACCCGCATTCTTGACAAGATGATTGCCATTGCGCTAGACGATGAGCACCCCGGCCAAATGGCAGCAATTAAAATGTCTATAGATAGGCTTCTACCACTTAGCACCTTTGAAGCTGCTAAGAACGGAGGAAATGTCCCGACCATCAGTATTAATATAAGTGGCCTTACATCACCAATGGTGAGCACCGATGACGTGGTGGACGTATGACAGAACTTAACTTCTCCCTCCTCAACTGGCAGCAGAAAGTGTTTGCTTCTCCTACCCGCTTCAAAGTGGTAGCAGCAGGCCGTCGATGTGGCAAGAGCCGCCTCTCTGCGGTTACCCTTCTCATAGAGGCTCTAAACTGCCCTGAAGGCTCTTCAGTGATGTATGTGGCCCCTACCATTGGACAGGCTCGTACCATTATCTGGGACTTGCTACATGAGCTTGGACGCCCTGTAATCAAAAGCTCCCACGTTAATAATCTAGAAATTACCCTTGTCAACGGACGTAAAATTCTTGTACGTGGTGCAGACAATCCTGACAGTTTGCGTGGTGTGTCTTTAACCTATGTGGTTATGGACGAGAGCGCATATATAAAGCAAGATGTATGGGAACGCATCATTCGTGCAGCCTTGTCTGACAAAAAGGGCCGGGCTCTCTTCATTAGCACCCCTAGCGGACGCAATTGGTTCTACGATGTTTACAAGCTAGGAAGGGACGAAGAAGACGAAGAATGGCGCAGCTGGCACTTCACCACTGAAGACAACGAAACAATTGATCCAAAGGAAGTTGCAGCAGCTAAACGCACGTTGAGCACCTTTGCCTTTAAGCAGGAATATTTGTCTAGCTTCGATACAGCTGGTAGCGATTTGTTTAAAACAGAATGGCTCAAGTATGAAGAAGAGCCTCAGTATGGCAGCTACGTAATTGCCATTGACCTTGCTGGTTTTGAAGAAGTGAACAAACAAGCGTCTGCTTCTAAGAAGCGGCTAGACGAAACAGCCATCACCATTGCTAAAATTACAGATGAAGGCAACTGGTGGATAAAAGACATTATTCACGGGCGCTGGGACATTAAAGAAACAGCTTCTAAAATTCTCCTTGCTGTGAAAGAGCATCAACCTATTGCCACTGGCATTGAGCGTGGAGCTTTGAAGAATGCAGTGATGCACTACCTTGAAGACCTGATGCGTAAGAACAATGTATATACACACATTGAAAACCTTACACATGGAAACAAGAAGAAAACAGACAGGGTGGTCTGGGCTCTTCAAGGAAGGTTTGAACATGGACGCATCTCTCTCAATGAAGACAAAGAGTGGGACGAGTTTGTCGATCAATACTTAATGTTTCCTACGGCTGGTGTACATGACGACTTGCTTGACAGCTTGGCGTATGTCGACCAACTTGCCATCTCTACGTATCAAAGCGACTACGAAGACGAGGAATACGAAACAATGGACATTATAAGCGGATATTAATAAGGAACTATATGGCTGGTTTGTTTGATTCAATGGTAACTGGTGGTTTATCTCTTTATGATAAACTCCAAGATAGGCAAACACTACCTGCCAATAAACGAGTATTCTTAGAAAGTATGCTTGAAAACAACAGAACTCCCATTACTGAGCAAAATCTGTCTAAGAGTGAGCAAGATGCTTTAAAGGAACTTGTAAGAAATAAATATGCTCCCTTACAAGAGCCAGCTAAAGAATACAAAGCATATTTAGAAAACACTATTAAACAGAAAGATATTGATCCTTCTTATAAAAAACAAGCTATTAAAGATTTGTCGGCTATTTCTACTTTTTTACAAGGAACTTTAACTCCTGATTTCTTGTCTTTAGCAGCAGGAGACATGGGCTTTGAAAGAAGCTACTTAATGAGCAAAGCTGGTCTTATGCACAGTAAGTACAAAACAGAAACAGGGACTCCTTTTGCAATAAAGCCAAATATACAGTATAGTGATTACAGTCCAGATAAAGCAGAAACATTTAATAAATTTTCTATTAATGCTGGAAATCAGGGGGATGCTAGAGGCTCTCTTCAAACGCTTCTTGGTCGTTTTAACTTTAATGTTGATCCAAAAGGTAATCTAGTAGTTAAAGATACTTATGATTTTAATGCTCCTCAAATAAACACTTTAGCTGAAGCAAACTATGAAGCTGCTGGGGCTATGGGGCCATATCAAGTTTTACGTACATACGCTGGAGAAAAAATGCCAGAAGGACAAGGTAGAAATATCAACATGACTGTCCCTCTAGGTATTGGGCTATATAAAGACCCTTTCACTCCTACAATTAAATAAGGAATTACATGGCTAAAGAACCAGAATGGGAAGAACCAACAGAAAGTGACAAAGAACTCACTGAGTGGGTTTTCTCTCACGTTGAGCGGTGGCGCGATTACCGTGACACCAACTATATGTCTG